ATTTTCTTACACCATTCTCAATTTGATTTTTAATGTCTCTTCTTAACTGCTCTTCTACAATTAACTCTCCTTCTTTATCCATATAATACTCTGGGTTCTGTGCTTCTATTGTTACAGCTTTATTATAATCATTTTCAGGAGTGTTTTCAGCAGTTTTATCTACACCAACAATTTCATATACACTCATTTTTTGATTTTTGCTAGTATCTAACCAAGAAGATGGTATTTTGTTTTTACCCGATTTAATTTTAGGTAGCATTTTGTCCCAACTAGTATAGCCTTCATTTCTTGCAAAGTTATCTAATTCTTCTGCAGTATCCAAACCTTTGTACATTATTTCATCTACTAGCTTTAAGTATACTTTTACATTACCAGGTAGTGTATATATCTTACCACTCTTTAATTTACCTGTAGGTACAGTTATTGTTTTTGCATTACCTTTTTTAATCTGCATTTCTTCAAACTTGTTAAGAGGTATATCTAAAGTAGTTATAATTTGTTTGCCGTATACATCTTTTGCTTGGTCGTATTTTAGATTGTTTTTATCTAATATAGATTTTTCATTAGGATCTGTAGGATACTCTTTTAAATTTAATCCGTTACCTAATCTATCTGCAGGTTCGTATTGAGTATATCCACTTTCTACACTTTGATTTAAAGATTTTTTAAATAGTAATAATGTTTTAGGAACAGGCAGCCCTTTCTTTTTTAGTTCGTCTGCTTCTTTACTTTCTACAGCATCCATAGATATACCTACGTAAGGAAACTTACTTGTAGGATCTGAGTTTTTAATACTAGGATATACTGCGTTACCTTTAATTTTATATTTGCTTCTAGGTAATCTTGGTACAATTTTAGAATTATGCCAATTGTTTTTAAAGAAATTATCAAAAAAGTTTACAACATTTGTATTGCTAGGATTTAGTTTAGATACTATTTTAACAGCTCTTTCTGTAAACTTTTCTGTAGGTAATATATGCAAGTAACTCATGTTGTTTAAAGACATACCCGATTGTAGTATTGCATGGTCTATTAACATGTTTTGATCAGCCTCTGGCAACTCTAAGAATGCGTCTCTTAAACTATTAGCTTCATAGTTATTAAGAATTCTAGAGTATAGTTTTATATTGTCTGTTCCTCTTAGTGGTCCTGTACGTACTTTTTCTACAGACGGTAACAACGACTGTAAGAAAGGATTATTAGGATATAATTTTTGTAGTTCTGTTACTCTTTTTGCTGCTGATCTTTCTCCTAAGAATAATTGTTCCGCTTTGTTACCTAGTTTTACACCATCAAAATTTTCTGCTAGCAATGCTGCAACTATCAGTTCATTTTCTGCTTCATTTAGTACAGTCAATCTAGCAGCTTCGCTTAGAGGTAGTCTAGGATCAGAAAATATATCAAAGATTGCATCTAGTTGTCCTACAGCTCTTGGTCCCGCACGCTCTGTTAAGAACATACTATTAAATTGTTTAGATGCTGCTTCGTGTGTAAGATAGAATTCATTTAAATGTGTACGTTGTATTAGGTTATCTATATTTCCAAATACATTTCTATGTTTTATATCATCAAATTTATTTAGTAGAAGTTTTGCATGATTTCTACTTTTTGGTATTGCTGTATCAAAAGATGTTGCTAATGTTAATCCTGTTAATTCTCCACCTACTGCATCATACAATACAAAATCTTCTAATACTTGTAGCTGATCTTCTCCTAATCCTTGTTCTATTATTTCTGTTCTAGTTTTAGTAGACATTTCTTTTAAATTCTCAGCACTAAATAATTTAGGTGTTCTTCTTGATCCTTTTTTAGTAGGAGCATAGTACCCTAATACAGCGTTAAATATTGTAGCTTTAGATTGTGGATTGTTTTTAACCATGTTTATCTTACTACTGTTTGCATTTAAACGACTAATGTATTCTTTTATAATAGGCTGGTTAATAAAAAAGACTGCTTCTCTAACAGGAACGCCTGATCTTAATAAGAACATTAATGCATTTCCAACTTCAGGAACAAGGTTTAAGTCAGCTACAATAGGGTCCTCTGATGCATCTGCAAAAACATTTAAAAGTTCAGATGCAATTTCAGTTATTCTGTGCTCTCCTTTTATATCATATATTCTATCTAATCTTATTGCACTTCCTGTTAACCCGCTAAAACCTTCTATGTTTATTCCTATATTAGAAAATTCTTTTACACCTTCAATTGTAACGTTTGGTCTTAGGTATAGCCCTGCTTGCTGCGATTTTACTATGTGTGTTGCATTTGTAGCCGCTATACCTAAACCATTTTTCCCTGATTGGAAATCTTTTGTGATATTAAAAATATGTGGATAAGAGATTAGTTCTGCATCGCTAACCTGTCTTTCTGCTATTCCTAGTTCAGATCTTATATCTAGTATAACTCTTGTACCAATAGGATTAAGTAATTGTGTATAAGATCTAGGAGTAGATAATATCTTTGTTTTTAAATCTATCATCCTGTTTTGCACTGCACCCATATGGTTTAGTTCTACAGGATTTTTACCTTTGTTTTCTATAAAGAATTCATCTAAAGAAGGTATTTTATTTGCTTTCTTTTCTAACTTTTTAAATTCTGCTACAACATCTTCTACACGATCTGCACGATCTTTATCTGGATTGTTTGCAAGTTTTTTAAATCTGCTAAATAATACTTCTATTTCTGCATCAGAGTAGTCGTATAGTTGATCGCCTGCTACATTAGGATTGTCTCTAAATATAGCTAACAATAAATTTTCTACTGCAGCCTCTGTACTTCCCATTTCTTGTGCTCTAGCATTAACTAGATCTTTACTAAACTTGTCCCAAAATCTATTAAACGGTCCATACAATGCATCATAGTATTGTTTTATACCTTCTTTGGTATTTGTATCTGCATTTATAAATTCTCTTTTAGTTATTTTACCATTTTTTACTGTGTAAGAAGGCATGTATAATGTTAATTTATCAATATCAAAATCAGACCCT